AGAACAGATGTATCAGGCACACTTGGTTATCCAACAGACGGAGATATTATTGGAGTTTATATTGATCTTGATAACAACAAATTATATTTTGCAAAAAACGGAACACTTGCAAGTAGCACAGGACAATCTTTAACAGCATCATCAAGTACAACAGATGGATTTTATTATCCTGCCGCAGGAGATTTTACAGGATCAGTAAATGTTATGGAATTTAATTTTGGTAGTCCAACATTTTCTATTTCATCATCAAACAGCGATCCAAATGGATATGGTTCGTTTGAATATAGTACCACTATAACAGGCGATGGAAGTAGTAAATCGTTTTATGCAATATGTACTAAAAATTTAGCGGAGTTTGGATAATGGCTTTACATTCGTTACACTCATGCAAAGAAATTAAAAAAGGATTTTAATGGCTTATACGACTATAGACAACCCAGAACTTTTTTTTCAAACATTATTACATGTTGGAAATAACACATCATTTACTTTTGCTGGATCAGAAAATATGCAACCTGATTTAATATGGAATAAAAATCGTGATAGCTCTGGTTATGACCATCACGCAATCGATAGCGTTAGGGGTGTTAGTAAATTATTAAGAGTAAGTAGTAATATTGCTGAGTTTACGTCATCAGATAGTATCACTGCCATAGGGTCTGATGGATTTACAGTAGGTGCAGATAGTAATGGATATGTTTCATCAGGAACTGATAAACAAGTTAGTTGGTGCTGGAAAGGTGGAACAACATCTATTCCCTCAGGTAGTACATCTGACCCAAGCGGAGTAAGTTATAATGCAACTTCAGGATTTGGAATTTATAAAATAACAGCACCAGGAAGTGGAAATTATGTTTTAAAACATGGTTTAGGTACAACACCTAATTTTATTTGGGTTAAAGATTTAGATGCCACTCAAAAGCACATGATATGGGTTGATCAGTTTTCTAATCTTACAGATGATTATTTACAATTAAACTCTAATGCAGCTAAAGCAACTTACTCTACTTGTTGGGGAACAATGAATACAACAGATGCTACAATAGCAACAGGCGGTACTTTAGATGTAAATAACGATCATGTTATTTATGTATTTAGTAATCGCCAAGGTTTTAGCAAAATTGGAAGCTACACAGGAAATGGAAATGCTGATGGACCATTTATTTACACAGGATTTAAACCAGCTATGGTAATTTTAAAAGAAACAACAAGTAGCGGACAATGGTATATATTCGATAACAAAAGAGATACTTTTAATCTAATGACAGATGCCTTATTTCCAGATTTGAATAATGCAGAAACAACTGATAATGCAATAGATTTTCTTAGTAATGGATTTAAAGGAAGAAAAACAAGTAGTGATTTAAACACAAGTGGAAATAATCATATATATATGGCGTTTGCAGAATCTCCATTTGTAAATTCTAATGGTGTGCCAACAAATGGAAGGTAGTTATGAAATATGTATTATTACTTCATGTATGTAGTTTTTTAAACTCAGCAATTCCTGTTTGCACATCAACACATATAGTGCCATTAGAGTTTAACACTTATAAAGATTGTATATTGCAAGGATATAAATCTTCACATAATACTTTGAAAGAATTATATGGTGAAAAAATAGAAGAAGATAAACTTGCTATAAAATTTGAATGTAAAGAAGTAGGAATAGGAACTTAATATGCCTAGAAAGAAAAAAGCAGAAGAAATAGTACAAGCATCATTAGGTCATAGAATATCTAAACATGAAGCTATTTGTGCAGAAAGAATGAAAACATTATTTAAAGCTATAGATGAAATGCGAACAGATATTAAAAATTTAAAAAAAGATATAAACAAGGGAAAGGGTGCGATAAACGTATTAATTTTTTTAGCAGGTTTAGTAGGAGCTATGGTTGGCTTCTTTAAATGGAATGGCTAGGAGAAAGAAAGCAGTTATTGGACTTATCAATGAACTTGCAGCTCAACTTGACTTTGCTAAAGATCCCAATATACTTGTATTCACACCACTTGGAGGACTTGGACCTATAGATATTGTTACTTTAAATATGACTACAGGTGAGTATACTGCTTATGATGTTAAAACTAAAAATTTTAGAAAAAAAGATTATATCGCTAGTGATGGGTATAAGAGAAATTCTAAAGGATCTCTTATCAACCGCCAAACGACTTTGGAACAAAAGAAACTAAAGGTAAAAATAATCTATGCAACTATCTAAACACTTTAAACTAGAAGAATTTACCAAGTCAATGACAGCAACTCGTAAAGGTATAGACAATACACCTGGATCTGGTGATATAAAAAATTTAGAAAATGTTTGCTATGAAATACTAGAACCTGTTAGAGCTAAGTTTGATAAACCAGTTACTATTACAAGTGGTTATAGATCAGAAGAATTATGTGTAGCAATCGGCAGTAAAAAAACGAGCCAACATGCAAAAGGTCAAGCAGTAGACTTTGAAATTGCAGGTATACCAAATATACAGATAGCTTATTGGTTACAAAACAATGTAGACTTTGACCAACTAATATTAGAGTTTTACAATCCAGATGATCCTGCTGGTGGTTGGGTTCATGTATCTTACAATGAAAAAGGATCGAACAGAAAACAAGTTTTAACTTATGATGGTAAAAAGTTTGACAATGGCTTACCAGATATGAAGTGGAAAGATGGAAAGATAGAAGGATAATGAGACGTGATCCTCGTAAAGGCACAGGTAAAAAACCAAAAGGATCAGGCAGAAGATTATACACAGATGAAAATCCTAGAGATACAGTAAGAATTAAATTTGCAACTCCAGCAGATGCTAGAAGAACAGTATCAAAAGTAAGAAGAATATCTAAACCTTTTGCTAGAAAAATACAGATACTAACAGTAATGGAACAACGAGCTAAAGTTATGGGTAAAAGAAAAGTAGTTGCGATTGCAAAAAAAGGTAAAGATAGTATAAGAAAAAATAGGAGGTGATATGTGGTTTAGTGCAATAAAATTAGCTATCAATGCTGGTTCAAAAATTTATGCAAACAAACAAAAGGCAAAGGTTGCAATGTCAGAAGCTCAACTTCTTCATGCAGAAAAACAATCTCGTGGTGAGGAAGCATATCAGGGTAAACTTTTAGAAGCTAGACAAAACGATTACAAAGATGAAGTAGTTTTATTTATTCTTACGTTGCCAATCTTGGTGTTAGCTTATGGTGTATTCTCAGATGATGCAGCAGCTATGGAAAAAATAAATTTATTTTTTGAACATTTCCAATCTCTTCCGACATGGTTCACTAATCTTTGGATTTTAGTTGTCGCTAGTATTTTTGGAATAAAGGGAACACAAATATTTAGAAATGGTAAAAAATAATTTTGTACAACAATATAGTAAAAAGATAACACACTTATCGCAACAAGGATATGGCAAGAAAAAAGTTCAACGTAGAAAAAATACCTCACGAAAGAATACCAAAAAGAACTAGCATTGGTGGTGGTAGAGTAAAGATGAGCAGTATGAATAAACATAAGAAACGATCTTACAAACGTAAGAACAGAGGCGGTATGTAATGAAGGTAAGTGAAAATACATCTGTTGCAATGCCAATAAAAAATATGATTGGTATTATTGTAGCTGTATCAGCAGGTATATTTGCTTACACAGAACTTACTGCTAGACTTACATCTCTTGAGACAAGTCGTGAGCTTATGCAATCTGATTTACTCAAAGCGTCAGACCAAAAACCTGTGGACCAAGAACAATTTTTAATACAAGAATCACTAGCATCTGACCTAGAAAAGACTATAGTGCGTGTAGATGAAATGATGCACAATGGCGTAAACATTCAAAGAATGATAAAAGATATTGAAAGATTGCGTGAAGATGTAGAAAAATTAAAAGATAAGGTAAGAGAAAATGGAAATGGTTATAGCTCTAATAATGTATCTCAATAATGATATGGTTGAGCATACTTATAAAGAAAGTTTAAGCAAATGCTTAAAGTCAAAGCGTGTTGCTATTCGTGAAGTCAACCCACAATCTGTTAGATTTGAATGTAAAAAAGTAAATGCTGTAACCGAAATATACATGGGTCAAAAAAAAATAGTTAAGATTGTGCAATGAGAAGAAGAGATAAACAACCACCAAGAACAAAGAAATATTACAGATCAACTAAGTCTGGTGCAGGTATGACCAAAGCTGGTGTTGCAAGATACCGAAGAGAAAATCCTGGATCAAAACTTAAAACTGCTGTAACAAAGAAGAGTGGATTAACAGCAAGAGAAAAAGCTAGAAGAAAATCTTTTTGTGCAAGATCAGCAGGACAAATGAAAAGATTTCCTAAAGCTGCTAGAAACCCTAACTCAAGACTAAGACAAGCAAGGAGGAGATGGAGATGTTAGATAAAATTATAAGTAAATTTTTTGGTTGGATAGATGGTTTTAATCAAAAAATTAATGATGTTTTAGATATGGATTTTACTAATTTTAGTAAAAGAAATAAAAAATGTAAATGTGGTAAGAAGAAAAACTTGGAAAAAAAATAAATACAGAGAATTTATCTGTGGATATTGCAACTGGTGTAAAAAAGAGTTGTTGAATACCATGGGTGGATGGATTATAAATGGAGAGAAGAAGCATTTTTGCCATGATGGTAAAGATGGTTCTTGCTTTGATAAATATTGTAACTTAAAGGAGAAACAATGCCAGGATATAAAATGAAAAAACCAATGAAAAAAAAGAAAGTTAAAAAAGTAAAGAAAGCTAAAAAATCAAAAGGGAGAATGTACTAATGCCAAAAGGAAAAAACAAAAGGTATAGTAAAAAACAAATGAAGATAGCTCGTGTTGCTGAACCTAGAGATAGGATCACAGGAGCTGACTTTGCAAAGTTAAGAAAAAGTAAAAAGAGAAGAAAAGTATGACGACTAAATCAGTAAAAGCACCAAAAGGTTTTCATTGGATGAAAAAAGGTAGTTCATATAAACTAATGAAAGGTACATACAAGCCACACAAAGGAGCTGTAAAGATGGCAAAGTTCACAGTACAAAAAAGACATGGCTAAACTATGTGCCAAAGGTAAAGCTGCCGCTAAACGAAAGTTTAAAGTATATCCTTCAGCGTATGCTAATATGTACGCTGCTGGTGTATGTAGTGGCAGAATTAAACCCAAAGGTACAAAAAGAAAAAAAAGAAAGTAATGTCTAAAGGTTTACGATCTTGGGTCAGAGCTAACTGGGTTGACATTGCTAATCCAAAAAAAGGTGGTGGCTTTCCTAAGTGTGGTAGAAGTAAAGGAGAGAAAAGAAGAAACTACCCTAAATGTGTACCTGCCGCAAAAGCTAGAGCTATGACACCTGCACAAAGACGTGCTGCTGTATCAAGAAAGAAAACTGCTGAGAAACGACCAAGAAAAGGTAAAAGACCTAACTATGCTAGGACTTAATTAGTTCTTCAAATTCTTGCCATATTGTTTGATTGTCATACCAATAGTGTTCTCTTCTTTGTTTCATTTGAATAGAATTTAAAACTGTAGTATGATCTTGTCCAAAAATTTTTCCTATTTGTGTTAAGCTCATCTTATATTTTTCATTTAATATATTGTGTATAATATTTCTAGCTCTAACAATATCTCTAGTTCTAATTTTAGCAAACAAATCAACTTTACTTACCTCATACTTAACACAAACTTTATTAATTACAGATTCTATCTCTGCTTGTTTAGGTTTTTTAAATTGATAGCCAACAATTTTTCTTTCTGTGTTTAAAGGTATTATGGTTGTTTTTTTTATTTCACTAATATGATTTGACATTTTTTGTTGTGCAAGTTCAAAACCAACTTTAAATCCTCCTTCATAAAGTTTTAATTCTCTTTCAGATAATAAATAAAAAGCTATCTTGTGTTTATATATAAAATCATTGTTGTTTATTTTTTTTATATGTTTTTTAAATTCTTGTTTATATAAGGTCATAAATCCCCCTAAGTATTTGTTGTTTTTTTTTGCAATGTAAATTAATGAGCTATGCCATTAATTCTTCCTTTACCTTCTCTATTTTCCAAATCAATCTGTAAGAATCTTTTTGATACTTACTTACTTTTCTCTTGGCTTCCAGGAATTTATCATGTTTCTTCTGTTGAAGATCCCTGTACTTCTGAAGGCGAGTTCTTAAACCTTTCATCTTTATCCTTTTTCACTTTGGTAAAGTCTAGTTTAATTGCTGAAACTTTACACTCTACATGCTCCCCTTGTGCGTTAGGATTAGCAGCTTTCTTTACATCATCAAATCTTTCAACCAGTTGAAAACTAGCTTCGCCAGATTTAATTCTTAAATACTTACTCATTTTTATCTCTTTTGTCTATATCTTTTTTGTGTAAGTCAAATGTCATATCATTATAGATAGATAGGTCGTGATAGTTATCTGCCTTATAACCCTTGGTACTTCTGAATAATTTTAATGTCATCATAAGTTGACCTACTTGGTATGGCTTTAATTTTTTTTTTAAATTAGGTGCTAATATTAAGGTAAATAGCTCTGCAAGTATAGTAAAATTGTATTGGTAATCGCCATATTCTTTTTGACGATCTGTTACAATCTTCTTCTTAATCTCTTTGTCTATGTCTGTAATTTTCATGTTGTTTAAAGGCATGGCAGAAGAAAACAAATAAGAGGGAGCATTGCCAAGAAAGGAAAGAGGCAACATGATTCGCTACTCAAAAAAAACTTCCGCCACACCATTCAACTACAAAATCTAAATTAGTATTTGTAGTTAGGTTTGTTATATCCTGATCCTTGACCTTTTGCAAACCTGTCTGGTGCAAAAGATGTCTGCTGTCCTCTCGGCTTGGCAGGTGCTGAACCAGTATTTGATGGTGTCAAGACAACATTAATAATCCCTGTTGGATTACCTTGTTCGTCAAGATCCTCAAATCCTGCTTGGTTGTACCATGTTTCTCCAATTTTTACATTAAGTCTCCAGGTTTTGCCTTCTGGACTTTTTGGATTAACTGGTGCAACAAATATAGGTCTATTGTCTCCTTGTTGCTTGTCTTGGTTGTGTGTAAGTTTTATATATATCTTATCACTCATTGTGTTACTCCTTGTTGGTTTATTTGTATTAAACGAGTTTCATATAGATCAGATATTGTTCTATATTCTCTCATTGACATTGTATTAGGATCAAATAAATCTGGGTTACATTTTTTAAAATTACGCAGAGTATAAGCATCATTAATTTTTTCAATGTCTGCTTTTATTTGACCTATATTAAACTGATCCATATCTAGTCTAATATTCTTTTTTCCATTTTGTTTTGGAATTTTTTTTAAGTTTGTGGTTTTTGCAACACCTACAAATGTTGAGTAAGTTCCTGTATTATTTTGATTCATCTTTGCATTAATCAATTCATCAGCACTTGCAAACTCTGTGCCATGTAAACCAAATGCAGCTAATGCTCTACCTAAAGCAGAAGTTTCTGCATTTTCTAATGCACTTGTCTTGTTAATGAAACTTGAGCCAAACTCTTCTAGTGCCATGCCTGTATATTTATTACCATGTACATTAATAGTACATTTAACAGCAACTCGTTTATCATTGCAAAGTTCTGGTATAATATCTGTATTTATTTCAGCACGATTACTAAAATATTGCATAAATAAATTATGCCTTGTAGCAACTGTATAATAATCTTTTCCATGTTGTGATACAGATTTTTGTTTATGTAAATCTCCTATACAGCTATCATATAGTTCTTGGTATGTCATATCTCTAACCCCCATAGTTGTTTTATTGTTTGTTTTTGTTTATCTGTTGTGTCTTTATAGTGGTAGTAGTGATTAAGGTCTGGCTCTTCTGTTATGTTAGCAAGCTCAGATAGATTACCTTTGCAATATATAATCATCTGTTCCCATCTATAAATTTTATTTGTCATTAAATTAAACTGGTATTCTAAATGATCAGCTCTCATTTTTTCATGTGTATCATCAAGTATCATATAATCATCTTCGTTGACTAAAGACAAGAATGGTTTTTTACCAGTACACTTCCAATAAAAAGCTACTTGTTTCCAATAGTCATCAAAGATTAAATCTTCACTTAGTTCTTGTTGTTTCCAATAATATTCATCTTTGTTTTTTCTTTTAAAAAGTTTACTTGGTTTTACTTTTAATTCATTAAACAAGTGAGTTGACTCATAATCAATACGACCTACAATATCGTGCCATAATTTTTTAACAGCTTGAGCAACATATCTCTCAGCAACAGTTTTTTCATTTTTAAATATTTCTTTGTGTAGTTTCTTTATTTGATTAATTATTCTGTGAGATAAATCGTCAATGTGATCTCTTGCGTATTTATCTTTCTCATCTATTGGTTCATATTTATTTATATCAAATAATTCTTGTTGGTATATTTCATTGTAGTTTCTGTTTTCTATTTTAATTTTTTTATCTTTAAAATATCTAAAATCACATACCAATCTTTGAGCTGTGTTGTTTGTAAGATTACCTATTCTTGGTTTGTAATTCATCAAGAACCCATCTCTTTCTTTGGGTGTGTGATAACCATAGTTGACTATCCACTTTGCAAAAGGCATTGACGAACTAGTTGTCGACCAATGATCTAATCCTAGACCACCATTTATGTTACAAAAATATTCTTTCATTTGTTTGTTTTCTTTGTTTTACAGCTAATCTATTTGCTTGTCAAATCTTTTATATACTATATATAGATACATAAAGTATACAACAAATAGGAGGAAAATGACGTTAGCTGAATGGCGTAAAAAACAAGGTATATCCCACTACACACTTGGCACTATGCTAGGAATAAGATCAATCAATCCTGCCACGAATAGTCAGAGGTATTGCTTGGAGTCAAAAGAAAAAAGATTTCCTAAACCAAAGATGGTAAAGAAGATATTAGAGGTTACAAAAAAAGAAGTATCGCTTGACGATCTCTACAGAGCTTGGTGGAAATATGAAGAAACAAAATAAGTTTAAATATAAACGAGTAAGATTGTATTGGCAAGATATTGTATCAAATCCTGATTGGCTTACACTCTCTAAAGCAAGAGATCAGGTGTATTCTTGGTGTGAAGATACAGGTTATCTATTACATAAGGATCAAAAGAAAGTAATTATTTTTGCCTCGCATAGCTTTGATGATGATGGCGAACTAACAGTTGGCAATACTACAGTTTACCCAAGATCTGTTGTTAAAAAAATAGAAGTATTAAAATGACCCATGATAAAATGTTTGAAGAGATAGGTTGTCCA